GAAGCAATGGGTCGTTTAGTGCTAAATATTCATCGGATAATTTCGCTATGCCTGCAATATTAGGAAGTACGCCATCCTTGATTGCAAACTTCATAGCGGTGGTTAGACTGGCAAAACTAACCTGAGAATCATCGGCAACTTGCAACATCTTTGCCGATTCTTCTGCAGACATTCCAGTATCACGGGTTAACTGCCTAATCTGGTCGCTGTATTCGGCGGTGATGCGCAGGGAATCTTTGACAACTTTAGTAACCCCGGCAATAGCACCGGCAGCGGTCAGGAACGTGGCAGCACCGCCAAGCCCTGCGGCATTTAGCGTCTTACCGAAGTTCTTAATCATGCCGCTGGCTTTGTTTAGGTCGTTCTTTAACGGATCGGTATTAGCCCTAAAATTAGCAAGTAAATCAGCAACAACACCGCTCAATGTTATTTCCCCTTATTTCGTAATTCAGCGTTTGCTTTATTGCGACCATCAATAACCTGCAAACGCTCGTGTATCTTGCCAAATGGCAAGCTATCTATGTACTCTAATGTCCAGCCCGTATCCTCTACCAGTTCCCAGACAAACAATTCCCAGGGAACATCTGCCCCGTGCGCCATAGAAAAATAAACCGCTTTACTTAAAAAGGGTTTCCCAACGGCTTATTTCCCGCCTCCCGTAATCCATGCGCTAATAACTTATAGTCACCCAATGGCATTTTCATCAATTCTTCTACTGTGATTCCAGTTGCCTTGAAAATTACTTCTGCCTCATCACCGCCCGCCGAAAACGCCTTGCTCCATTCAGCCTGTGTAAACTTCATCAAATCAATGGTTATTATGTCATTAGAATATGTGGTTACCTTTGCCTTGAATCCATCAACAAGCTCTATTTTATTTTCATCTTTCGGGGGACGGTATGCCGCAAATAGAACTGAGGATGCAACTAAAATATAATCGGGTCGAACTAATGTTTTAACTTCATTAAGTGGAATTCCTGTAAGGTGTGAAATAAGTTTTTCTTCCCCTGATTCGCCCATCTTTGGGTCAGTCATTTCCCTGAATTCTCTGGTTGATATTTTCATTAAATCAACAGTAATAACCTTCCCATCCATTAGGGTAACTTCTGCCTTACACCCACTAATTAACTTAATATGTTCATCATCTTTCATATCAATCTCCCCGAATACAATTGGTTTAGTTGCATCCCTTGCCACTATTAGTTAGTCCCTGGTACAACCGTTCCGTTGCCCTGGAAGTTGACGGTAACAATTACCACATCTGAATATGGATATTGAAATGCCGCGCCACCTGAATATGCTGGCCATGTATATTTAGACTTACCGCCAGCCGTTCCTTCTGGACTCCAAATTACTGTTCCATATCCGCCCTCGGTCAACAGATTATAAGAAGCTGTTCCACCTGCCCCCGTTCCTGATTGCAATACCGCTTCAAAAGAAGCACTTGAGTCTTTTACGCCTGGCAATCGTTGTTTGTGAACATCCGCCCCTGCAGTCTCATCCACATAATCAATCGAAGGCGTAATATTGAAATTGCGTTGATCGCCAGTTAACACCGTTGTAGCGGCTGACTGAATCCATTGCACTACTAATGCCGAACCTGAAAATCCACTCATGTTAAATCCCCTTTATATGTCTAACCTTATACGGTAGTACCACCCGTTTGAGTAAACCTTTTCCCCATTGGGAAGGTTTTGTACTGAATCTATCTCTTGTTCATGGTTACACCAAAAGCATGTATAACCACTAATTGATATTGTCTTGCCGTGAAGCAACGCGTCAATCTGTGTTGCTATTGACCCCGCCGCTGCCGCACTCACTTTTGTAAATCCCCTCACATAATAAACATCATTGATCGCATCTGTTGGCAATCGTGGATCTGCACCGCCCGCTTGAAGGTTGAATACCACATAGGGTAATGTGGCGCTGTCAGGCGCTTGCATGTTATAAATAGATGTCGTGCCAGGCAATAATGCTGTCAATGCCGTTCCCGCTTTTAGCGTGTTATATATCCCCTGATTAATTACATTCATTTGAATAATGGCTCCCATGTTGAAACAGCGTAAAACTTCCAGATGGCTTCCTGCATCATCGGAGCCATAAATGGTTGCGCCGCCATCTTATAAGTACCCAATTCCTGCCATATTGCATAATTACAATCAGCACCCAATACGGCAACCTGGGCAATAATGTCATCACCCTCTGGATAGGTTTGATGAATGCTTGACCGTAACAGTCCGGTATCAACAGGTGCATACCCTTTGGCAACGCCTTCACCGAACGGGCCAATATCCTGCGTTCCTATATCCTTAGCGTTCTTCCTAAGATTGTTGATAATGCTATCGAGCTTTAATGTGTCCGCTGTTATTGATACTACAATCATACGCGCTCCACAATCACCCTAACTGAGGCATTCCATGACTTGCCTGAATCAATAGACATGACATTGTATAAAACAGTCCCCATTTGTACCTTGTCATTGGTCATAATGGTCGCGGTATAGGGCAGGGTAAGCACATAGGTATGAAAGGAGTTCACTGCTCCCGAGTTGGCTTGCTCCTGCCCTCTTATCGGGTCTATTCTGCATGAATATGTCCCGCCCGCGCGTACGGCTGTTCCCTCGGTGAATCCGCCAAAGCCGTCTGGAGTTGCTGCGTTGGTTAGAATAATGGCTGTACTCGGCAATAATTCATTAATGGCTGTTCTAATTTCAGTCAGTTCGGATGAAGATAAACCTATCCCCATTAATAATCCCCTAAAACAGTATTATCACTTCTTGTAAGGTTAAATACTTTTGCCCCCGACATGCGGTCATAATAGCCCGCCATTTGCATTGCGTTGTCAATAAGTTTCCCCCTATTAACGCGCATATTGTCGGTACTGAAATCCACCCCTGAAGCCACATGCCCCGACTTCACCCGCCATATATCAGCCGCCGAAGCATAGAGGTCATAAGTATAGGCGGTCATAAACCGAGCCGAACCAGCTTGATCTGCTGTAAACGTAACAATGCCCTGAGGATAGTCAACGGAATAGTTAGCCGTTCCTACGGTTGCACCTGTGCCGTCCTCAATCTCAAACAAAGAAGTACCTGCTTCAAGATTGCCAAAAGCACTTCTATATTCAAGATACTGTATCGTCCCCGCGCCTGCATAAGTATCGAACGGCGTTAGTTCTTCCCTGACAATGTAGGTCTTATGTCTATCTAATACGCGCTGGACTTCATCATCCGCCCAATAGACAGTTGTACCCAAAGTTAAATCGGCAGTCGAGGCATTGCAGAATCCCCGCACCGTTTCAATCATTACAGCCATTCCAGTTCTTGCCATAGTTTCCCCTTATACTGGATAATTCAGCGCATCGTACTGAAATTCGCTTTTCATCATTTCATATCTGTTGATATATGGAATGCCGTGCCACGCCTTTACGACTGGTTTTTCACATTCGCTTACATTGACGGTTGCATTCCATTTATCATCAATGACTTTCACGACACCCGGAAGTTCAATAAGCAAGGCATTGAAAGCCCCTTGATCCGCCCAACGGACTGGACCTGGATAAGACGCCAGCCATTTCTCAACAAACTTTTTAGTCCCCGTTGTATTCTTGAAATACATCACCCCTACGTTAATATGTTTCTCAATCTTCAAGTCCGCCAGGTATTTAGACTTCGCGGGGTCATGCTCACAAGCCCCAATATCACAATCCTTGACAGCATCCCTTAAGTCGGTTGTAAAGTCCATAATTGCGGCATCGGCATCGATCCAAAATACATACTTGTAACCTTTATTAAGCATGTCATTAACTAATCCAACCTTCGCCCATGCCCCTGCTTCGGATAACATATCAGGGAATATATCGCCTTGAATATTGTAATAATCCATATTGTGAGCGGCGGCGTAAGCAGAATGACGCATGAAGGTCATCCGTAGCATATTATTAAAACAGTTAGCGGCAATTGCTAATGAACCGAAAGTGCAGGAATAGACTTGTTGCAAAATGCACGAATCATTTATCATTTCACACCTCGCGCTGTTGCTACTACCGTTGCTCTATCCTTCACCCGTTCTAACTCCTTGTCAATCGCTTCCAATGTCGGCTTCCAATGCTTTTCCATTACCAGCTCGACTTCGTAATTGTCTACCATCCCTTTACGCGCACTCACGCGGGATGATGGGTTCTTGTATTCTTGTTCGAGTGCATCTTCAATCGCCCCAATATGCGGGTAGAAGTTATAAGATGCTATTCCAGTCCATACCTTTTCGGCATCATTTTTCTCGATGATCCGCCCGCTATGCACAAGTTCAGGCATGGCAGTCCACCCACCTACGATAACCGGACATCCACAAGATTGCGCTTCAATGATGGGAATTCCAAACCCTTCACCCGCGCTAACCAACAAATGAACATCAAGGGCTGAATACATTAAACTCATGTATTCTTCGTTGTATCCGATGATCTGTTGGTATTGGTCACAAAAGAAAACATCCTTGTTTACTTGCAGCCCTAACGAATTAACGAACTCTGGAAGATTCTGCCCGCCTAATCCATCCTGCCCTGTTCCTAATTGAGTATGCAGGTAATAGATAGCGGATGGATGCTTGCGCTTAAAGTTCCTGAACGCTTCTAGCATATAAGTAAAGTTCTTGCGGGACGGCTGCCCCTTGTTCATTGCAACCGTTCCTACGATATAAGCATCCTGAGGAAAGTGAAGTTTTTCTCGTGCTTCTTTTCGGTCTATTTTTTTGTAAAGGTTCGTATCCACCGCGTGGGGGACATAATAACTATCTAAGCCCTGTTCTGCCGCCGCTTGTTTACCGAACTTGCTCATGGCAATTCTTACATTGGCAAACATGATGCTCTCTTTTACTTTTGGGGGCATCGGGTCGTGGTCAACAGGGAAATATGCAACCCAGGGAATTGGTTGAATATTTGTCGGTTGAACCACCCAGGTATCCATCAACGTTAAAACATAATCCGCTTTCCAATGTGTAGCATGTGCGCGAACGATGTCCATGCCATACGGATGCACTGCTTTGGGATAAACGGTTATACCGTTCACCTGCATTATTGACCCCTCACAACCATAATATCCAAATATGGCAATTTCATTACCCAGCTTATTGATACGAGGTACGAATAACTTGGTCTGCACTCCGTATCCGGTTAATGTGTGGATACTATTTGATACCCATAATATACGTGTCATGTTAAATCAACTCCCCTGATAGTCTCCCGAATACTGGCAGGCAGGGCTGGGAGTATGCCTTTTCCCCCACGTGAGGGTATCCTGCCAGTTGAATTTATTTAACGGCCTTGCTGGTATCCGATAGACACGCTCAATGCGATTGTGCTAACGGTCAGCGCGGCAACTTGCGCATGCTGAATAGCAAGGTAGTAATGACCATCATCGCGGTCTACCCATACGGTTGATGCAGTCCCGGTATTCGGGGTACCAGCACCATAAGCCGCAGACCCCAAGTTCCAAACAGTGCCGTTAATGGCATATGCGGAACTCAAGGTAACCAATGCCAATTGTGGCGCGGACCCGGCCGCGATGGCAGAATATGCGTAACCAGTAAAGTCGGTTACGGTGATTCCACCGCCCAAGTTGTCATCGGGTACAGGGCAAACGAAAATGAGGGTCGTGCCAATGGAAGCCGTACCAGTCGCAACACTACCGCCATTACCATTCAAAATAGGTACAGTAATATAGTTTTGCATGGTTAGGCTCCTGTCGGTGCGGTAGCATCATCTAAGACGTACGTGCCTAAATCAGGACGCCAAACGCCGGTGTCATAGATCATGCTAACGTTTAATTCCCATCCGCGCCGCGATGGATCGCGGTCGTATTCAATGCGGATAGGTCGTCTCCAGTCAATCGCGATGGCTTCGCGTGGGAAGATACCCACATAGAAGTCGTCACTTGCGGCGTTGGTCTGGAAGCATTGATAGATCGGAACGCCCATGAACATGGCAACTTTGCCAGTCCGGGTGATCTCTTCCTGGAATCCGGGAGCGACCGACACGGAAGCTCCAGCGATGGAAGCGGTGCTTGCTAATACTGCCCACTGGTTGCCATGCATAACGCATGTCAACGGTTTGGTAGCAGACTTATTAGCAACACGTGCTTTGGCAATGCCAGCCGCAATATGTTTCCAAGTAATGGTCGAAGCAGCAGTACCGACACTTCCGCCAGTCAAGTTCTCAAACTCGTTGGCAAGATCACTTTCAACCTTGTCAAGACACGCATAACCAATTTCTTTTGCAGCATCGGTAATAATCTGTTCGGGTAAATCTGACTCTGCACGGGCATCGGTAATGAAAAACTGCATACCGAATTCTTTTGGAGTCAGGGTCTGGTCAGCCGAAGGCGTAAAGGCGGATGAAGTCAGATCGTCCTCATCACCAATTTCCGCGACAGTTCCAGCATTATATTTATAGCCTCTGCGCAAGTTCATACCGGACTTGTCACTAAAGACAGTTACCAGTCCTTGAAGCTGGCTCATTTCACGAACAATAAAATAAGCATCCTTCTCAATGCGCTGGGCTATACTGGAGACATCACTCCAGGTATTTAAATCAGCCATGTTATCCCCTTGTTAATTTTTATCGAAGGCGTTCTATCCGCTGTTCTCGCGTTTCCCCTGTTCCATCTCCACCGCCTGGATTCGTTGTGTTAGTGTTGCTGGTCTTTGCTTTTGGCAATTCTTCCATCAACTTTTTGGCGTCCGCTTCCATATCTTCAGGCGTCTCGCCTTGAATACGGCTTATAAGAATTTCAGGAAACTTAACTTTTAAATTTTCACCAACTTTAGCAGCAATTTCACGCCGTAAGAGTTTCTGCTTAGATTCAGCCGCTTCCTCTTTGGCTGTCTTAGCCTCAAGTTTTAGCCTGTCCATCTCGGTCAGTTCGGCTAATTTCCGCTTCTCTTCATCTTGTTCAAACTTTTCTAACTTTTCATGAACGCGCTTGGCTTCGTCAATTTTGTTTAGATTAGTGCGCTTTAGCGATTCATTTTCTGCAATCAATTCTTCTAATGATTGCTTTGGTTTTTCTACAACCACTTCTTTTTTCTGCGGCTCTTCCGCAACTTTTTCTACCTTCTCGGTAGTAACTTCGTCTGCCATCTCGGCTCCTTAACGTAAAAAAGCCCGCTGGTTAAAGCGAGCTTTGAAAGGTGGCTTTTGCGGGTTGGCCGGGGCTATGAAAGCGCGGGCTGGTTACTGGACTAAATCAATTAATCCCCATCAAATACATTATAGCACATCTTTTACTACATTTTAGCAAACTCATTGATTATCAATGGGGTTGATGTATCAAATCCTGCCACATCAAGAGCATTAGGATCATCTGGACCTGCTATTGTAAATTCAGTTGCGGTCATACCAATCACAATTTCTTTTGCGTTGATTCCCGTTTTATCGCGGTATTGTTTCAGGGCTTGTGATGGATGAATGTTTCCAGCCCATGTTTCGTTATCGGTAATCACAACAAATACATCAACAGGAATATTATTTTGAAGAGCGTCAATCATTGGTTGTGCGCAATCGGTACGCCCATAATTTACCGAACTGGTTACTTTCATTGCTTGATCTAAACTCATATTAGGGCTAATTGGCAAATTGACTAATTCGTCACTAAACCCCTTAATAATATAATTTGGTTCGGATCGCGCAATAACCATCGCCATTGCCGCCGCGCCCATTGCGGGACTAATAAACTCAATCCCTGCAATACTTCCACTACTCATTGACCCCGACACGTCAACGGCAAGATAAAACCGTTTGCCCGTTGATTCTACATTGCTAAAAGATTCGTAGAACAGCTTATTTAAAGCATCTGCAATCTGAGGGACAACTTCCCATTCATTACTTCCCTTATATCCCTCCCCTTGTTTATAAATCAGCATAGCAGACAGGGCTTGAATAGGGTGAATTCTTGATTTCTTTATTTCATCCTTATCTGAAAGTAGGGTTGTAACCATTTTAATGGCGTCCCATTCGCCTTGTTTCAATAATCCATAAGCGCCCATATTCCCAAGATTACGGACAATGGCAGTTAATCCAAGATGGGGAAGCAATGCCCGCCACACCTCTTTTGATTTTCTGTATTCAGTAGGGATGATTTCAAATGGTGCTTGAAATTCATTGATAATTGAGATTATGTCTTTTTCTGATGTTACTTTTTTGGCAAGTTCAAGTGCGCGCGCCAATCCAATTAATTCGTTCTCGGAATATTTTTTGTCTACCGCCCACTTGAAAAGATTATTGACAACTTCATTTACGGGTTTAGGGTGCGCTAATCTTAGAATGTCTTTATGCGACCAACCGTCTCGCTGTTGGTATTTTGCTAATTGAAAAGCAACTTTTTCTGGATCTCTGATTTCATACCATTTAGCTACTGCTTTTCTAACAGCCCGACCCCACCCACGCATACCATCCAGATAATTTACAAAGTGGAATAGATGCGTTCCTATTCTTGCAACTTTAGGAAGTTTATCTAAGGCATATTTCTTTTCGGACTCTGTACCATTAGAACACGCAACCGCTAAAGCAAATAAAGCGGAATCGTTTTTGGGCGCGCGTCCCTTGTCTGAGATGTCAACAATTAAATCAACTGTTCTTTTATGACCTTCTTTCAAACAAGCTAAAACGCATTTAGCATTATCAAGAGTTAGTTTTCGCTCTTGTACATAATAAGTACCGCCCTCAGTGCCAAGAATTAAAAACCGCTCTAACTGTTTGAACTTGTCCAATTGATAGACAAATCCACCGGCATTATTTTCTACCTGGTTTTCGCCTGGTATCGGTTCATTTTGCGACGTTATTCGTTTATTGAGAACTGAGTATGTGTTTTTCATTTGTACGACCCTCCCAAGTCGTTAAATAAAAAGGCTGGTCAAATTGTTGAGAAGGTTATTATTTAGCAGATAATCCTATCTCGCCGTACCAGCCAACTCATTATAAGAGTTGGTCAAATGTTTGTGCCGGTGTTTATGCCAAAGATAAACCGAACACTCCGTACCAACACACATATTATACATCATTTAATCGCATTTCTTGTCAATTCCTAAAAACTGGGCAAGTGCTTTTTGTATCATGCACAATGCCCGATAAATTGTCATCCATAATTCGTGATTATCACTCATTCAGTAAATCCTTAAGTGGTGTCTCGGTCATCATGTGACCGTATGTATCATTTTCTACTCTTTGGGCAAGATCGCTAAATATAAATTCCCCTTCCCGTAATGCCTGTGCTTTTGCTAACCCCAACATCTTTTCCTGTTCAGGCTCTGATAGACTATTATAGAAGTCCTCACCTGTTTGCGTTATTGCTTCCCCTGCCTGAATAGGTATCATCGCACAACGGCAGTTATAATGACCATCAAGTTGTTCATCCATCTCGTGAAATGTACCGTGCATGGCCGCGCACGCGCCGCAGGTAACATCGTCTAACTCAGCCATCCATATCCAACCAGTAATTCCATTGGCAATATAGTTCAATCGTGTACTCTCGCGAGCCGCCCACAATTGACTTGTCCGTGTTGTCCTGACCGCATCCGTTAAGCTGGACCCAAATGCTTTAGTTATCTCTTTCCCAATAGTTACCGGATTCTTGCCTAACCCCACCCCCTTGATAATAGCGTCAATCACGCCATCCCTTGCATTACCAGCCCATAAACCAATGCGTTCGTATAACGCTGTATCAGGTTGCAGGAATCTTGTAACCACTTCCAACGCGTCAGGTGTTACGGGCTTCATTCCCCATTGCTTTACTGAGTCTAATGATAATAACGCCGCTGCCGATATTGCGATCCCGATGGTTGTCCTGGCGAATGATGTAAAGTCGTCTAATTCCTTTTCGGTAACATCTATCAACTCTCGATATTCACGGCTTCGCTTTATGCCTGTTTGAGTGATGTCGGGCTTAGCGGTTATAAGAAGTTCAACATTGCGGATATACGGCGTTATTGCCTTATAGCTTTTAGTGTACGCCTCAATCACCTGATTGGTGTACTTCTGCTCGCTCTTATTGAGTAATGCCTGGATACGCTTGATAATGGCAAGGAAGTCTGGTTTCTTTGGTATTGGTGGTTTCATTTGTTTATATTGTCTAAATTATCTAAATCGGCTTTTGCGCCAAATAGCGCTACTTTTGCCCCAATTTTAACGGCGTCTGCAATGCACGCTTGCGCCTCATAATAATAACCTGTATGTTTTGTAATCAAACCAGTTACATCATTCCATTCATCAAAAACATTCAACGCTTTTCTAATTGCATAGTCCAATTCGCCTATTTTCATTTCATCTCCCAATTAATAGGTGCGCCGCATTTTGGGCAACTCGTTTCATCTTTAGAGTAAACGCCACAATAATCACATTTCCTTTTTGGGGTGATTATTATTGCTTCATCCATTATAAAATTATTAAACATACTGGCAGTTACTAAATCCCCATCGCACCACGTATTTAAATCACTCATTCAATCTCCTCTAACTTCTGCCATTGCCATTTACCATCAACTAATTGTGATTTCAGCTTATGACGGTATTGTTGATTAGGGTCGGCTATTACTTCACATATTTGCGGATCGTATTCTCGCATTGGGTATTCAAGATTATCAGCAATCTCAATCTTTCTATAATCAAGCCCGTATAATCTTGCCAATGGAAATAAATCTGGAAGTGTCACCCCACTCATATCATCGCACCCAACTAATCTACCCTCAAATCTGTTCTTTTGCATTTCACGAATTGAATGATAGCCATTGTTATTTATGATGAACATTATGATAGGTAAGTTCAATCGTTTCACTACTTCCAATTCCTGTACATTCAACTGAAAGCCCCCATCGCCTTCGATAAGCAATACTCGTTTACCCGTTGCCAATGTTGCCCCAATAGCCGTTGATAATCCAGCTCCCATTTGCCCAAAGACAAAATTAGTAGTGAATCGTTGGTCAGGCTTTAACTTCCAATGCTGTAAAGTTATTAGCGTGCCGTAACCCGAAGCACTCGGACAGATAATATCATCTGGAGAGGATAGGCGGTTAAGTTCCTCAACAAAGTCGTATAAATTAATCATTTGACAAACTTCATAAGATATTCCATAAATTCATCTGGAATAAAAAACATTTTGTGATCGGAATTACAAATATCATCTTCTTCTTCTCCAGTAAAAGATGTTATTTCAAATCCTGACCTTGCCGAATCACGTTGAATATCATAGGTTGTCATTCCAACCCTAAAACCCCCAAAAATATCTTTTATTCTCATAATAGTTGCTCCACAAAATACCCCACTCCCGTATTTAATTTTATCCAATCATCGGGCAATTTGTCTAATTCTGTCTTGTCTATATCAACCACTATCTTTACGGCTTTAGGCGCGAAGTTGGAATAGTCATAGCCGATTGTTTCAGCGTCTAATCTTGCCCCAAAAACCAATAGCAGATCGCACGCTTGTAATTCCTTATTAGCTTCAGGACTTGACAATACACCGGGTCGAGGCGCTTGTAGCAAATCAATAGCACGCCAGGTTACCATCGGGTGTAAAGCTCGATACTTATTCAGGAATGCAATCGTTTTATCTCTATGTGCCGTTGCCCCATGCCCTAACAGCACTACCTTTCGTTTAGCGTTATCAATGGCGTCTAATACCATTTCTACATCAAATGGATTGTGATAAGAATAAGGCGTTGCTACTTTGATTTCGCATGATGTTTCTTGCGCTTGAATGTCGAGGGGGATGTCCAACCAGCACGGCCCTTTTCTTTTACTGATTGCCTCATGTACCGCTAACCCGAATGTCTGCATAGCGTTATCGGCATCCATTAACCTGCGCGCATACTTTGTAATCGGTCTAACAATTTCAATAATGTCAATTTCTTGCACACCATTAAAACGTTGATCCTCTGTCTTAAGGTCAGCGGTAGAGACTTGGCCAGATATAAATAGAACGGGGGAGGAATTAACATAACAAGCGGCGCATGCGGAGATCGCATTTGTCGCGCCTGGCCCAGAAGTCGTGAGACAGACGCCCAATCCATTGAATTGGGCATATCCTTCCGCCGCAAATCCTGCTGCTTGTTCGTGTAACATGGGGACATGGCGCACCTCCTTGCTTTTACCAAGTGAATCTAATAACCACATTATATTTCCGCCAGCAAGGGTAAAAACTGTGTTAACGCCCTGCTTAGCAATAAATTTGATAATCCAATCAGAGAGTAACATTTAGTTCTCTTTCTCGCTTGAATCTTAATAATTGTGAAGCACTCATTTTTTTACGTGTCTCCGGCGATGCGCGCATGCCAAGATTATATTGTCTTAGCTTTTCTCTCGTCTCTTCTGATACAAATTTCCCCTTATTTCCAGCGGCTATTTTTTCTTTCCATTCCGCCGTTAATGTCCTACCCATTAATGCTACACTTATTTTATTCCTGGTTTCTTGACTGTTTTTGCGACCCTTGCGTAATAAACTTATTTTTTTTATTGTCTCTTCTGAGTGTTTCATTCCAAGCATTGGGTTTTCTGCACATTTAGCGAGATTGTATGCTGGATGGTAATAATCAATAAAAGCCTGTTCATAAATAAACAGGTTGTCTTTATCACAATATATTAATGGTTCGAATATAAAACAATCACCTCCATATTTATCCCATGCCCGCTGAAAGTATTTTGAACAATGCTTTCCACGCTTGAATAAGTTTTTATGGTTAAGAAGTCTCCTTCGTACATTTACAGAACTGCCAATATAACAATGCCCATTTAGTGTATTAGTAATCCTATAGATTCCACTGTTTATATTCATAATCTAATTATACTTTACTCAATTTCATAGAATACCGTATCCTTCCAATCAGGGCATCGTAGTTTCTTTAGATTGATACAACTTGGCACTTCAATATCTAAGAACGGGAAGATGTTATTGACACCTGCCGGACATATATAAGTCTGTTTATGTGCCGTTGGAAATATAAGTTCTGAGCCAATAGTATGACCATGAGGACATTCACCTACATTAACCACCTCCGCGTAGATAACCCACCAATCTTGTGGTACTGGGAAATTATTTGCATTATTCAAAACCTTTCTAACTAAAACATCAACACCCTTTTCAGCCGGACAGCATACCCAAATCTCTTGCATGTCAGCGTGATACAAAAGCCCTAAGAAGTACGGATAGATCGAGTGATACAAGAACGGGCAGATGTTATGCGGGAATAGAATAGCTTTGTCGTATCCTTCAGGATGACACCATCCGCACTTAGCGTTACAGGGAAGTTGTTTTATATTAGGAAATTTGCCCATTCAGTCCTGTTCCTGTAATCCCACAATAATTGATTGTTCTTGTACTGATTGCATATCCGGCACTCTTCCTTGTCTGGTGGCGTGTTTAGAATCCAATCATTAATAAACTTGCGTTGTCTGCTTTGCCATATTTCAATGAATGATTGTTCATGCAGATTGCCAAAAGCTAAATCAGGTATATCCCACGCCCGCCAACAAGGAATCACATCCCCATTAGGAGCTATCACCGCCTCAAAGTAAATACCTTGGCAGAATCCAGGTATGAACGTTTCAGGTGTTACGCCTGTTTTCATGTCGCTGTTTGGGAAGCGGAAACGTACCGTGAAGTTGTCATCATTCAAGTAAGATGCCTGGAATTTCATCTTTGTTATCTTGTCATCGGTATAGTCATCCGATGTAAAACCCCGCTTGCCAACAGGCGACTGATCATAATAAATTGCTTCCATAATGACAATGTAATCCAGCCCTAAGTCTTTGAAATAGCTGACAATATCATACGCCCTGTCAAAGTTGTACGGCTCTAAATATACCGTTGCCATTAGCATTGTGTTAGTCCTATGCTTGACGGCGTACTTTAGGTTCTCAATCAATAAGGCGTGTTGCTTTTCATTCGTCCCATGCTGGTAGGCATACCATTTCGGATCGCTGTCAATAACGCTGAACCTGACATAGTTCAACTTACCCATGCACTTGTCTTGAAATTCGGGGGTGAACAATACCCCATTAGTGCTGATAGTCTGGCTGATATTCGTTGTGTTGATAGCATCCGCCAGCTTCTTGTGCATCAGCGGATCACCGTCTCCCTGATAGAGTATTGCCTTTACGCCTGCCTGTTCTAATTCCTTTGGCAAGCGCATGAGTAAATTGTCGTCCATGTGTAGACGTTCTACTCTTGTCATGGCATAGCAATAACGACACTTCTGGTTACAGCGTCCAGTAGGGGCTATCTCTGCAATAACAGGGGGAAAGTATTCACCTCGTTCCCATGAAGCCAATCTATCAGGATGATACAGTGTTCGGGGGGAATCGTAGCCAAGCATGAATTTATTCATAATTTATTGGCGCACCACATTTAGGACAACTCATTTTGTCTACTCCCCAAGTTCCGCAATAATCACATTTCTTGATTGGATTAGCGGGCATTGCAACCTCTGATAATTTATTCACCCTATCTACAATAGCATTTAGATTGTCGGCATTAACCCGGTTGCCATCAAGAAATGTATCAAGTTTGCTTGCCTTTGGAATAATGAAAGCTCCCTCTCCACCGAACATATTTACATAAGTTTTCACACCTGCTTTATTCATAGTAAGCAACCGTCCTTTTTATTGCGCTATCAATATCAGTCCACACATCCAACCCTAACTTCCTTGAATTATGGTAGTTCGTTGTATCAGGGCAATACACTGGTCTAATGTCATTATTCCACATATCCATTATTGACAATCCATTGTTACCCGTTATCTTATTCACCCTGCGCGAAAGGTCAAGTGTTGTGATAGGTTTATATCCAGCTACATCATAAATAGTTGATTGCCCTTTCACCATGATTGTAAGTAGCCACGCCACTAAATCCGTTATGTACAGGTAAGTCCTAACCGATGTACCAAGATTAGTTACTGTCAACGGCTCATGTTTCAACGCCTGATGGATGAACTTTGCAGGTGCATAACGCAATGGGGATCCCGGGCCAATAACGCTGTAAATACGGGCTATGCGGTAATCAAGTCCAGAATCAATTACCTTTTTTTCATCAATTAATTTATTGCTCTTAGCGTCAGGGTCAGGATTATTCACTGATCCAGTCGAGGTGAATAGAAATGTTTTACATTGTGCAAAATGAGCAAGCCATAAGACAAGATCTGTTTGATATTGTGCTAAGTGAATGACATAATCAAACGCGCCTGTTGGAAATCCATCATACGGCTTCAGCCACCTCTCATAATTGATATTGGCATAGTCCAGGTACGAGGTAATCCAAGTGCCAAACCAGCTACCCGCGCCCGTGATGAATATACGCGCGTTCTTCAGCGGTGTCGGGTCGAAGTGGGAGCGAATGTCAATCAGATCGTTAATGTCGTAAGGTTTCAATGTAATCCTTTTCAACTGCCATAGGACAGGTTAGTATATGTTTGTCGAACTGCTTATCACCCCTTGCTACAATATCTTTCAACGGCTCATCAAATATATTGCCTATGCTATATTCCTGCATTACAGGACACGGGTTGACATTGCCCCACTTGGTTATGTTTATCATCCGCTTCATGGCGATACATTCACCCGTTGGCGTTAGATGACTGAATGCGTTGTACTTCTTGCATAGCGCTTCAACGTAATCAATGTCATCCTGGTTTAGCATGAGGTCGGTACGCCCCTTCCATAAGCCAACTGGTTTAGCATAGAGGATGCAGACGGGAACATCAATAGTGTTGTATACATAAATAAAACGTTCAAGTTCATCAGAATGCGCTCGCTGTTTATCTACTACGGTTTGCACAAGAACATTTAACCCTGCTCTTTGGGAACAAAGAACTGCGTTTAATGCCTTGCTATAAGAATCCCGTTTATTCCTGAACGCGTCATGTTCAACGCTATTGATCGAATCAATGCTTATCTGCACCTTGTCAACACCAATAAATGCCAGGTGAAATGCCATCGAATAATCCAACTCCCACCCGTTGCTATCTGTCGTGATGTAGAACTTGTCTGGGCCAATAGCGTCAATGATCTTATCAAGTTCAGGATAGATCAACGGCTCACCACCACTGATAACGAACTGACTAAAGCCTAATTCATCCGCTTGTTTAGCCAATGAACACACATCTGGAATAGTAAGCGCTCGCCAATCTGACTTACCCTGATATTCTTTTATGTCGCAATGCTGACAATGGAAGTTACAAATATAGTCGTACTCTAATCGAACAATTCGCATACCGTATTTCTGCACCTTGTCATAGACGTAGGGCTTACTGGCTTTTAGTTGTTTTGGGGTCATTTAACTTTAGCTCTCATGTTTTTTAGTATTGCAATAATCTCATCTAACCTTTTTACTATCTCATCTTCATTAGGAATCGGCGTATAGAGTGGGATTGGTTGCGTCCTGTTAACCCCACCGCATATATGTCCACTCCCCATATAATAATTAAATCCGCAAAACGGACAGGTTATGATTGGATCACCTGCACTCATCTAATCACCTCTATTGATTTATAATTTCTAATATAACCACTTCCAAAAATAACAATAGCCAATGGTTGCGGTAACCCGTGCGTCATTCCCTCAAATATTGGTCTGCCTTTAATAAAGCGAATTTCGCCTTTCATACAATAATCATGCCACCAATTTGTATTTGTTCTTGCAGGAATAAGACAAACAACAATACAATGGTTTTTAATTGATTCATTGTATGCTTTGATAATCCATTTCTTTTTATCTTTATATGGTGGATTCATCCAACAAATACCCTGCCAATCACGCACTAATGCGTTTTGTCCTTCGGTAAAATAGTTATCGTGTACTTTATGATTAGAACAGTCTGCACATACATCTAATGTAAAATGAAATTCATCATCAAGAATATTGAATAAGTAATCTGGAGTAGCATAGTCCTGTTGCATTGAGGCAAACACATTTTTATCAAACTTGCCCATCTACCTAATCACCTCCAATTTATTACCTCGCAATACTGCTACGCTACCCTTGAAGTCATCCAGCTTCTTTAGCACTTCATCGGAATAACCGCCTGCCATAATGATGATGGCGTCTACTTCTTTTAGTGCATCCGGCGTTCTTATTGGAATATTGGTTGCTGGTGTATATCTTCCACGCTTTTCAACGTTGTCATCAATAACGCATTTAGTCTGTTTAGATAGCATTTCATCGTGAGACAATAACGCAAATGCCTGATGTCCAGCACCATAGATACCGATGGGATTGTGCTTTGTTAGGAAGTGATGAAGTTTTATATAATCGAAGTTATCATCTATATTGATAGGATTTGGTTTTCTCACAACCGCCGATAGCGTACTGTTGTGAAAATCTCTATTTAAATCCTGTAAAATAAACCCGTTTTGCATTAATGTGCTACTCAATGTATATGAATCAAAATACATTAGATGGTCAATGCAGAAATCATACTTATTCATATTCTCGCAATTAGGCACTTGAATTACCGCGCCATTATCCATAACATACTCAGAAATATGTTGCAAATATTCGTTTGGATTGGGTTGGTGTTCTAATATATTGAATGACACCCAATCATGATTCATATTGTATTTAAATTGAATCTCTTGGAATTCTTTTGATAGGTGGGATGAATTTATTATTTCCTTCCAATACCACACCGGCTCATTATCCAACTGTACAAGCCCGCATCCTTTACATTGCACTACATTCAGCGTTATGCCCTTAGTGTCAGGCTTGTCGGATAGATGCTGGTTTCTGTCAGGCATGTTATCCAGTTGGAATAACGGCTGACATTCGCGGTTACAGATTCGACAGTTCATTTTGACAATGCCCAAACACAAAGAGAATAAGTTGCCAACACACTGGCTATTATTACAAGAACATAAATAAAAATTACTTGTCGCGTACTCATTTCTTCACCTCCTCGTGAATTACGGTTAACATATAATCAATCATCTCGTCAGTGATATGCGGCCCGCACCCAATCCAGAACGCGTTATCGTGGATCAGGTTTGTGTTGTCTAGGTTGCCGATCACGCGGTGTTTGATATTTTGATACGCTGGTTGTCTTAAAATGTTTCCCGCAAAAAACTGCCTTGTACCGATGTTCATTGTCTCTATCTTGGTAATAAGTTGCTTCAAACTCTGTTTCTGTCCCGGGCGTATGGCCAGTCCGAATCCAAACCACGCGGGATCGCTTCCTGGTGTCGGCTCCGGCAATATGAAGTATTCTTCCAAGTCCTGACAACCATCTCTTAATCGTTTCCAATTATGCCTCCGTATCTCATTGAACTTGTCCAGCTTTTCTAATTGTGCTAATCCAATCGCCGCCTGAAAGTCAGTTGCCTTCAGGTTATAACCAATGTGCGAATAGGTGTACTTATGGTCATAATCCCCATCGAACCGTTTACCGCAAGCGTTATCTTGTCCACGCTCACAATAGCAGTCACGCCCCCAATCCCTGAATGATGTGATTATCTTTTTGAGTAGTGGGTCATTGGTGCATACCGCGCCGCCTTCTTGCATTGTGATGTGATGGGCGGGGTAAAAGGAATAAGTATGAATATTAGCAAATACATTTTCGTCATCCGCAAGGCTTCCAAGTGAATCGCAACAATCTTTTATCATCCACCCTAAGCCGTAAGATGGTGCAATATTACCAAGTGTATTTGCAAAGAATATCGGTCTGTCAGTATATGTATGACTCGCTGGTACATAAGTTCCCGGCTCCACATCCACAAATACCGGCACTAATCCATTCTGTATTATCGGGTTTACCGTTGTCGGGAAGTTCAATGCAGTCGTGATGACTTCATCGCCTGGCTTCAATCGCCGTTCACCTAATAGCGGGCTTGTCAATGCGCTGATAGCCAACAGGTTTGCGGATGATCCACTATTGCATAGCATCGCGTATTTACTGCCAACAAGTTTGGCAAATCGTTTCTCGAATAAGTCACAGTAAAAGTATGTGGGGAACTTGCCAGCTTCTAAATCATCAGCAATATCACGAAGGATCATCGCCTCTTCAATTCCAACAGTGGGGGCAGTGGGGGGGATGTAAGTTTTACCGGGAATAAAGTTAACGTCAATCATTAAAATTCATTCTCCGCGCGTCTTTTTCCAGAAAGAACATCAATAATATATTGCTTTTTTAAATCAGGAATAAATATTGTATCCGCATCACTTTCACTATATTTGGCAGTCAAAATATAACCTTTCCTATCACAATCCCTTTCAATATATAAATCCTTAGTCAAGTCCCATCCTAAATAATTTATTCTCATTCAATCTCCTCTAACCGCGAATTTTGCACTTTTCCAATTCTGCGTTTCCATCTACGCCAATAACGCTTCCAATACCCTTTTATCCTTTCATAATAACTCATGCCGTCAAGGTTATAGTCCCATCGAATACCTTTTCGACGTTTTCCAGTTCTTTTGTTACCCATTTGCTAAATAACTCCGATACCATTCAACTGTTTTATCCAGTCCTTCCCCTATCTCATTATCAGCCTCCCAGCCTAATAACTCACGCGCCTTGGTCCAGTCCAGGCATTGATTCTTTATTTCATCTTCACCTATTCCCTTTACTTCTATCTCTAACTGACTACCCATTAAGTGCTGAATGCCATTAATGACATCCATCACCTTTGTCTGGTGTCCTGTTGCAAAGTTGAATATGCCTTGTGCTTTCGCTTCTGCCATTTTGATATATCCATTAACCGCATCGTCAATGAACAGGAAATCCCGCGTCTCGTCTCCAGTACCCCATATTTGCGGATTCAGTCCAGCGTGGATTCTGCGAATAGTGTTAGGGATAAGCCGATTCCAGTTCATGTCACCACCTCCATACATATTGCCGTTACGCGTGATTCCTATGGGTAAGCCGTACGCCTTCCAGTAGGTTTGTGCTATCAGATCACCACAAGCCTTTGAACAGTCGTAAGGATTCAATGCGCAAATTGGATCGGTTTCGATGTACGCTGGTCTATCGCCTAATTCGCCATACACCTTGTCAGTAGACGCGCATACGATATATTCAACTTCATCATATTGACGTGCCGCTTCTAATACATTAGATACGCCCATAACGTTGGTCGTGATTGCATCCGATGGATTACGCTTGCTTATGCTTACAGTAGAGACTGCCGCAAGGTGAAAGATGATATTGATTTCGTACTTTGATAGCGTGGATGTTAGAAGTTGATAATTGCGAACATCCCCATCAACTGACACCGTGTCATTGTTCGATTGGATGATGTAATGACCCCAATCATTATCCAACCCTACTACCTCAGCCCCTAAATGAAATAGCGCGCTGGATAAGTGCGACCCCAGGAAGCCAGCCGCACCCGTTACCAATACGCGCTTGTATTTCCAGAATTTGTTAGTCATCCTGCCTCCCTTGCAGAATACTCCCTAAAAATATCCCGTCATCTACCAATATGCTCGTGCGTTGATTTACACTACTTTCCACATTGGCGGTCATTTACGGAGCAAGACGGGAGTAAGACCTCCGATTGACTTTAGACATGCCTCTCAGTTATCAAGCTTACCCACATATCCATAATCATTATACAGTATTTAGTCCCACTTCTCGACAGGTTTCTGTTTCACCTTTGGTCGTTCTTCTTCTGGTTCTTTATATTCGTCTGGCTCTTTATAAGTGTTGATGCTTGTATCCTGGTATCCACACGAACACCTGTACGCTAAGTACAGACTGCCATCCTCACCAGTCGAGGATTGCCATAACTCCATTGGAAGTCCACAAATCTTACAAATCATTTCTGCCCCTTTTGAAATTGGCTTAGGATTGCAGTCCCCAAGTCCATTGTTTTAGTATCGTTCTCTGCCAATCGTAATTGCACCGTTTCCCAGTCGTAGCCCTTGATTTCGGATGCAGATTGTAAGTCAAGGATGCCCATGCTAATATCGGTCTGTAATTCTGCCGATTGTTCATTACCGTTGACTGGCATTACATCCGGCCATAGGATAACCCCACCGTCCGGCTCCATGTTATTCATCTCTAATATGTGCGCGTTCAACTCGATCAACGCATCGCCATACAATTCGCGCTTGGTATTTATCTTCGCAAGCGCATCCTGATATAGCACCTTTAGCCCGAAGTTGGTCAATGCCCCCAGCTTGTCGGCAATGCTGTCAATGTCAACGGTTCGGGTGATGTCGAATAGCGCCTGTCTGTTATCGGTATAGATGGCACGGCTGGAAGCAAGGTCGGATTGCATTTCAAGGTTCTGCACCTTTGCGTTAGGGTCAGAACTATTGAACATAATCATCTGGTCTGGATTCCAGGTATTATCCTTTTTCTTTTTCCTTGCCCCGCCTTCATCCTCAACATCAGGCATAGTCACATTCAGCCCGTATGTCTTTGGGCTGGCGTGATAGCGAATAATCTTTGTGTTGTTTGAATTGATGAAGTTCAATCTATCTTGAAGGGTGATAATGTCCTCGGGTACATCTGATTCACCGTAAGGACTGCCGGCAAGCGGTAGGTTCTGCCAATGTAGAATAGGTGGCCATTCGTATTCCCAAGGTACGCGGGTTAGTTCTACCCATCCCGGGCCGTGATCCTCAAAGGTTGCAACTTCCCATTGTTCGCTGTCATTCTTTTCGGTAACTTCCTTGAATCCAACAGGCTTACCATCTGCACCCTCGTAGTTATACCGAATGATATATCGAATGACTATGTCGCAATCATGCGGAGTTGTTTCAAGGGTCATGTATAACGGGTCCAACGGGATAAGACGCGGATAAGACTTGCCGTCCTTGTCAAACAATCCATCGGGTTGTAACTTGATATATCCTGTCCCAGATTCAGACCCTAATAGCGCGATCTTATGCAGTAATATCTCTTGTTTGTTTAGGTCCCAAACCTTTTCGAGATATAGCTGGTCTTTAGATGCTTTGTTTGTTTTCTTGCCATCCTTACTCTTGACCTCTGTATATCCTTCGGGTAACTGGAAGGTTATGCCATTGCCAAACATGCCCGATACCGAACGGTCAATGATAAGCCGGATGAAGTTAGTCGTGATGTTGTCATCCGGTTGGCCGTATCGCGTCTTTAATGTTCTGCGTTGTTCGCCTAATCGGTAATCACGCTTTAGCGCAATCGTTTCCTGACGCGCCATAAACTCTTCATGGTCATCATCGCGTATGCCTAACCATGTTCGCATACTGTTTTTAATATTTTCTAATATACTCATATCCCCTCTAATCGTAAAACGGGTTGTCTGTTATCTTTGTTTCTCTATTGGCTGCCCTTAACATAAGGGCGCGCGCCATAACTGTGTCATCGTTAATTCCGGGAGGCGCGGAGTATTGGCTTCTACCTGTAACGGCGTTTACCTTGCGCTCGTATGCCTCAAGTTCGTTAGTCCATATCCTGTCATCCTGGAATTGCCATTCTGCCTTTTCAAGTGCCAATGCCAGGTTCTCAATCAATGGCGGTTTGCTGGAAGAGGTCGTAGTAAATCCTTGTACTGGCAAGCCAGAACGCTGTAACTCTTCAAAGTTAGGATCACCAATACTATTCAATTCAATCAGTGCGTTCCTTACCCCCCACTCTTTGAATATGACCTCTAACCTGCCACGTTGAAAATGATAGTCAATCTTGTTGAATCTGTCCCTGGCTATTTCTACTTTGCAATCATTACAGCCAACACTAATGCAGGTATAGTCTGATTGTTTTGCCCAGTCCACGCCAGCGATGATGTTATGCCCTTTGTGCTTGTCCGGGGTTGTAATAGGCGCATGTAAACAGTTATTGATATTCCTGAATACTGCACCTTCACCTTCAAGAAATTCAGCCATTATCTCTTGCCGGTATGCCTCATCGGTCATATCAGCTTTCAAGTCTGCCAACGCTTCAACTGACAAGTACGGATTATCCATGCTGGTAAAATGCCACGCTCCCCACCGTCCACTATCATCCGCCATTGCCCGGTTATACATGATATAAGCATGATTCCGTCTGTTGGGCGTAAAGATGAATACCGCATCGCCGTTATTGTCTGCAAGCATTGGTTGTCCTACCAACTCCCACGCATCCGGCTCCATGAATGAATACTCATCCAATATCAATAAATCACAGAAGTCGCCACGTAAAGTATCGGCATCATGGGCTGTTTTGCATCGTATCCGCCCGCCATTGGGGAATTCCAATAACCTGTCAGTCTCATTCTTCTTGACTATCTTATGGTTAATGGGTTCTGCAAAATACCCCTTTACAGATTCCCAAAACGCATTGGTCTGGTCTGCAACCGGGGCAGCCTCTAAAACACGTCTCCCATCCATTGCACATATTGCCGCTAACATTGACGCGCCTGTTGTCTTGCCACCTCTACGCCCAGCCACGATGATCTTGCGCTTGGCTTTGCTGTCAATGAATAGCGATTGCTTTTCATGTGCTTTGGGTAGTTTTATCCGAAAGTCCGTCTGCATATTCGACAATAAACCTTATATCTCCGCCATGCTCCATATCAATCGGTTGTAATGGTTTGCCAATCATGTAATCAGCTAACCATTGACGCGCCTTTGGATCGCCTCGTTTAGCTTGTTCGCGCGCCTTGTCTACTATGTCCTTCCAATCGCTAACCTTTACAATTGAATAGAACGCCTTTAAGTACTTTTCCTCGTAGGGTTTACGCGCTCTACCCTTTGGATTGCCTGATTGCCCCTTTTGAAATGTCATGCTTGTTTATCGCTTGCTATCAACTGTTTTGGCATCGTATATCACTACCCGAAGGTAGGTGTCAGAAGTCATTAATAAATGCAACTTGCTAAGCTGCTCTGTTTCCGTTTCAGGTAAATCTAAAACAATACGAATTGACTTATCCGCCATTGTCCCCACTCGTGCTACTACCGCTGGAAAACTGGTTAGTTCGTTCAATTCCAACTCACTAACGCCATGTCTTGTAATGCCAATGGGCTTAGGTATAGAACTTCCACATAACCCACTAACATGCCCAAGTCGTCTTTGGTTTCAAGTTCTACTACACCTGAATACAAATCACTTGATTCTATAAGTTCGGTGAATGTCATTACCATATCACGCCAATAAATATTGGTCCGAATCCTATTGTGAAGCCACCCTCCCCCTCGTTCACGCCAAATCTCCAAAATAGTGGACATATATCCAATAAGAACAGCTTATCGAATATAAACAGCTTTAGACCGATAGTTATGTCTTGCATATAATAGCTTTACTTGGGCGGCTGGCATTACCCGGAGGAGGGCCGGGGAAACCATATTAAATAAAAACCGCCCAAGAGAGAACGCTGTAAACAGCGGAACTCTATTTCTTTACACCACTAAAAGATGTACCAATTAGCGCATTTCCTCGCAATAATTTATTGGCGGGCTTGTTGGCCAGGATACTCATTACTGCACCCAAAACAAAGGTGAGTACTTGCACAAATCCGGTCATATTAGCTTCGAGCCAGGGCATCAATATTCCAAGCAGATCAACATTGAACCATTTTGCAATAACAGCGGCCGCTAACAGAAGAACGGCCAGGATTGCCACAACTAAGTCAGTCTTTCCATCCATCCACTTGAAGGATTTCCAGTTCTTGGCAACATTAGCTAAAAGAACCGAAAAACCAGAGGCAGAAAAGATGACTAAAAGCTGCTGAAGGATTGCGGGGGCATTCTGCTCTACAACAGTTGGCTCGGCCTCTTTCACCGGAGGTACAGCGGGCGCAAATGCGCTCAATGCCACGATCAATAACAAACCGATCAAACTAACCACTAACAATTTTTTCACAACATTACTCCTTTTTCTTTTGAACTTAAACAAAAAACCCGCACAAGGCGGGCTGGTAAAACGCGCTAACTGTGTGCCAGGTATAACGCTGGCGTCCCTAACGTATTCGATTAACTGAATGTATTATAGCACTATTTTTTCATAGTTAGCGCCTCCCATCATCTTCCCATATACTTATTTTTGGCATAAGTGTATTTCTATCATCGTAAGGCTCTAACCTATCTTGTTCCCTTACTTCGCTAAAATGTAATTCTTTCAATAACCCCATATCAACACTTAGCCATTTTGCAAATGATGTATTCCACGAACTAAGACCTTTTGCTTTGATTTCCTCTCGCCACGCCCTATATTTAGACTGCAAATCGGCTACGTCAAAATCTTTCGTAACTTTAAATAATCCATCAATTCCATAACTGCTATACTCCCCATCAGTTATTATAAAATATTCACCTTTTTTAATAATCGATCTCTTGGTCTCACTCATTTCTTTATCCTCTCTATCAAACTCTCTAATCTCTTAGTAGTATACACAAAATGAAACTCTCCCAGCGTCCCATCCTGGCATTTATGGAATCCGTGAAGTTCTGACATTATCATTGATCCTATTTCTATCCAGGTTTCACCGCGAGGCATTTGCTTATAGTAACCAACTACCACCCCGCACTTAGGGCACTCTACCGGAACATCAAGGTATTTAGCTTGACTTTCACTCATTCCACGCACCAGTATTTTTTAATTTGTTTTTTAATTTCATCATAATCATGTGCTTTTGTTTCCTGTCCTGTTTTCTGACAATGGTGTATGAAAGTCCAGTATTCATTACAAAAAGCACATTGATAAATCATGGGCTTATCCCTGACCTGTTGGCGTAGAGATAGTAGTTCGGTTGCCATTGCTATTTCTGTATAAGTTGCCCCTTTAATCGCGGAGTGGTCTGACCCATAGCTTTCACTAATATTTTTTAATTCCTCATCCGTCAGCTTATTACCTTCGGGTTTTGCTAAGGGTTTACTCATTTCTTCACCTCCAGTTGTTTCATTAGTAAATAATGACTTGCCAATTCTCTTGTTGAAAATGAACAATTACAATTCTTTTGAAGTTCCCTTAATGCGCCTGCCAGTCTTGCACTATTTGTTATCAGTAGTCTTATCTGCTCATTGAGGGCATCTTCGAGGGGTCTTTCATTCCATGATGACCGCAATAAAGTAATCTCGTCATGCCCATCATCACAAGTAACCACTGCTTCAAGGTCGGTTGGTTCAAGTCCACAAAACGGACACGCTTTTAGTTTACTCATTTTCTTCCTCCTCGTTTTCTGATTCTTCTAAATCACAAACATGATGACACTCACCGTCTGATTCAGATGCTTGCGGGTCATCCGCTTGCCAACAATTACATAAACTTCCACATTCAGGACATTGGTGCGTCATTGCTACCTTCCTTCAACTCACAATGCTTGCGGAGGATGTCAAGAGCAATTTCTAATGTTTCAACTATATCGGTTGAGTTGTACTCTACTCCCTTAAAAACCATTTGTTTGTTTTTCTCTATCTCTTCCATCGCATCTCGTATCCCTTTAGTGAGACGAGAGTTTTCGGCATAGAGGGTGAGCCAATCACAAGCAAGCTCCGAAACAGATACGGTTATGTGCGCACTTGGGTTATCTGACATAACTGGAATAAGCGGAGAAACTATTAGATTTATCATCAATATCTTTTCTTTAGTCAAATTTAATTCAGCCATTCTTGACCTCCTTTGGGAATATTGGTAATTCAATCCAGTAATGAACTTGATCCGCAAGATAATGGGGATTATTATTGCCATCCTCGTTGTGAACACCGTGCATCATAAATTGAATATTCTCATTGCCTTTTGCTAATGATGATTGAAATGCCATAACAAACACAGGCATTAGCGGACAACCAAATTCTGCACATAAAACAGCAAGTGGTTTATCCATCGGTGGTCTCTCGTTAGGGAATTTGTGCCATTCGTTCATTTCGCACCAACAGCTTTCAACGCCGCTTCACATATTGCAAGAGGGAGAGATTTATCTACACTACTCTCACCACTATTATCATTTTTGTAAAACTCGACTAACCATTCGCCTTTGCCATCATAGACAAGTGCGGTTTCTATCCACCCATCCGCTATCATTTTGTCTACAACTTGCATAGCATGGGCTTTATCTATTGAGGGATTCCAATGATATTCTTGCAATACTCCATATACCTCACGTGTAATTTTCCCCTTGTTATATTTCCACCCCATCACATTCTCCGCAACTAACCTATCCATTTCGTTTGTCATTCTTCCTCCTCAATTCCTTCTGATAACCAGGCAATAAGTAATATGCCAAAAATAACAATAAGCGCCAGTATCGCTATCACGCCTGCAAATAAAAACCCGATCACTTGCCACATAATGCCTCCTTGATTTCAAGCGTCAATTGTTTTTCTTCTGGATGACAGTCAAGAGAAAATTTTGCTTCTGTCATTTTGTCAATTTCAAACTCCGGTAATAGTTTCCCTGTATTCATCAAATAAACTAATTGCATCCACTTACTATTATGAAAACTGCATAACGGGAAATCATCACTACCGTAAAAACTACCATCTTCAAGAGGAACATTACAGAAAAAGCAATGACCAAGAATAGCAACTTTCATAAGACCTCCTTAATCAATTCTTTCGGTAAATCTAAATACTCACAAATGACCCGGGCAGCCTCTATCCAGGAATAGCAGACATGGGTACTGTAACCAAAGTTCTTTAGATCTTCCAGCCATCGTTTCTGTTCAGGGGTAGTTTTGTTTTTGCCTGCCTTCATTTCGATAGCGCACCCGTGATACCCTTGCATTGGGACCAAAATTAGAACGTCAGGTATTCCAGGTCTTACACCACTCCGCTTAAGTTTTACGGCTGTTGATATGTGTCTAAAACCGCCATTGGGAACGTGAAATATAAACCGTAATAATTCGTATTGGCTTTCATGCGTTCTTATCCAATCGAATAGGTAGATTTGCTGTTTTAACTCGGTGGTCATTTACTCACTCCGCAGCATTCACATACAGGATAGAGGCGTAAGAGATTGGACTTGAAAGTGAAGTAGTTAGACATTTTTAAATTTCTTCAAACACTTGCTTGCCATCACTACCCCTTAGGTCTATTGGGTTATGGCAATTATGACAAGAATACATTAGAGTATTATGAAAATCACCACCCATTGTTACATTACAAAACGGACAAGTAACTTCATGCACAATATATTCCCCTGCCCTGCTCCCCCTCGTTTTTATAGCAGTTTTCCTTGCTCTTTTATATTGTTTCCAATCCATAAGATTGCCTCCTAAACGAATTCCAAAACCATCTGGTTTACCACATTGTAACTATCCGCCATTGTTTTCACTGCCAGCCGTTTATTATGCTTTTTCGTTTTCCAGTAAGTCGTTAGTTTCTTAGGTTTTATTACCACTGGCTTATCTGGATTATTAACTGGCTTAGGTATCCGCTTGCGAAAACCATCTGTATCAAAACCCAGCGAATCACAAAATGAGCCGAACGATAATGTGCTGTTGTCATCCTCGTGGATCCACTCACGCGCGCCGTAGATTTTGTTAAGTCGGCCCGGGTTATTATGTGAGCGCTCATCACTTCGTAAACAAAGGTCAATTCCTTTAGCGTCTAAGCAACCTCTCTTAATGACCCAGTAGATCAAGTTTTGCCAGGGGTCATCATAGGGCAGGTCGTCACGGTAGGGGTTAGGGGGTTTGGTCATTGGGTAATCCTCGCTATCTCGCGTCCTGCCCGTTTACTTTGGCATTGGATAGCAGGGGTAACAATGCTTTTGAGTGAGATAATCTTATATTCTGGTTTGCGCTGCATTTCTACAATCGCCATTGTCAGATCATCTTCTGTAACGCCTGCTTTAATAAGGCGATATTCCGCTTCCTGCCATTCCTTAATCCGATGGTCCGGTTCGATATGGGTCAATTCAGAGAAAATAGTTGCCAGCTCACCTAACTGATAGTTGTTGCTGTTGTCCGGTTGGTTGCCTTCAACTTCAACTTCACTTTGACTTTGACTTAAACTTAACTTAACTTCTACTTTACTTCTACTTAACTTAACGCCACCTAAATCCTGCGTAACTCCGTCTTTACTCTGGATTTGCTCTGGAATTGGTATATGGCTTGCTGTTTCTTTGGTTTTATTCAGTCCGGGCTGATGTTTGTCAAAATTAGGGAATTGAATGAACTTATCTCCATCAGCTTCATAGAGAATAATCAGTCCTTTAACATTCCATTCCTGAATAAAAGATTCTATTTGCTCAATTGTTATGTCAGTCCTGCGTGGAAATACTAATGACTTTACTATTGCTGGATCACCGTAAGTCCTGCCCTCACAATCCGCATGAGTAACAAGCCAGGTAAAAGCCAACATTGACCAGGGGTCGTTAAGGTCATTAACCGTCTTGTCAATGCAAATCTCTTTTGCAATAAATCTACCTCTTGCCATTGTTATTTTTCCTTTTTTGGATCAACAATCTTTACCAACTCCAACCGCCCACAACGAGCCTTGCCATCGGTGTTGTACGGAACAGTTACATCGGGCAGATCAACCCAGTGGATACGACATAGCCATAGATCGGCTTCGGGATAATTCTCTTTACACCATTTCAGTGTTCCAAAATTCACACCGCAAGCACAATCGAGGGTTGGTAATTGATTGACAACTTCTTCCAAAAATGCACCTTTTTCTATTTTCCAATGTTCGGGTGGGTTGAAATTTGTTTTACCAATACATTTATAGACAAGGAATCCCTGCTTATCCTTTTTGAAATTTGCCATAAATTCACGGGCGGTCATTAAATTTTTTGCCCCTGAAAGGTCTGCCCGTGAAAGGTTTGCCCCTGAAAGGTCTGCCCGTGAAAGGTTTGCCCGTGAAAGGTCTGCCCATGAAAGGTCTGCCCATGAAA